CACCTCTACCCCACCAACTTTTAAAATATATTTCGTTTGCCATTACTTCTTCTTTTTTTTCTTTTTAAGAAATACCTTTAATTTCTCTATGTTCTTTGCTTTTGGTTTGTAACTCATAGTACCCATCCATTAAACGTAGCCTCATAACTCGGATAAATATCATCATTGACGTTATTTGTGTACTCTGGATATGTAGCTTGGTTAAAACTCATAAAGTCTATAAAACGTCTTGAATACCATTCTGCATTAGTTCTTGCTTTTTCTACTAAAAAATCAACCTCGTTTTTATCTACAGTTTGTGCATTTTCAGATGTGTGTTTATATACACCACCGTTTTTAATTTGGTAAGCAGCAAAAGGTATATAGTTTGCTTGTGCATACCATATAAGCATTTCAACAATAAAATCATCTAATATAGTTTTCCATCTTGCATTAGCTGGTTCATTAATTCCAGCAACAATAGCATCAGTTAAACCATTATACATATTTGTACCTATAATTTGTTGTATGTCTATCTGTTGTGCAATCTTAATAAACTGTATGAATTTATCAGTATCTACATTCCCATCAATGATAGAGTTTCTTACTAAATCTGTTCTATTTATAAATAATACTGTTGCCATATTTTTCTAGTTTGGGTATGCTCCTCTGTTTTTCATATCAATAGGTGCTTCTGCTGCATCTTTATATTCACTTCCTTTTGGTTGGTATGAGTTTGGTATTGTATCTACTTCTTTACCTTTAGAAATGTATTTTTCTGTTTCACTTTTCATTCTATACAATTCTTCTTGCCAGAAATGTCCACAGTAAATACCACCCTTAAACTTAAATAAAGAATAGTTTTGCCCTTTATGACCAAAGTTATTATTTACACCTTGAAAAGATGCATTGTCTATATCTTCTTTTCTATACACAACACCCTTACTAGTTCTTGACATCATTGTTTTGCAGAAATCCCTACTGTTAGCTGAAGATTTTCTTTCTTGGTATGTGTATCTAATCTTGTAAAATGATTTATCTAACTTACTTTCTTCATTAGGTTTTGATTTAATGAAATCAGCAAACTTTTGTATCCTAGATAGCTTCTTTTTTATCTTTGAATTTGCCCATTCTTCAACATCTGAATTTTGATCTGATACCTCTCTTACATCTACAAGTTCATAATCATCACCAATAGTTTCATATTTAAGGTTTTCTAAAATAGCATCAGCCATTTCATCTGTAAGTTCGTTTTTATCAGATGACATCTCAACACCAGTTTCTTCTTCAATAGTTTCTTTGTCTTGTAGTGTTTGGTCTACTTCTGTAAATTCTAGTGGCTGTAAGGTTGTAAAGTATAGGTTTAAGCTGATTTCATTGTAAGCTAGTATATTATCAAAGCTATCAATTAAAAGTTCTTGAAATGGTCTTATAACGGTGTTATCCATTAACAAAGATGCAGTCTTTATTTCTTCTGCGTTATTTCCTAAACCACTACCATCTTTTATACCTAAAAGCATAGGTGATACGATCCTATGGGCAACCATTATTTTAGATGTGCTTTCTTCGCTCAAGAATTGGTACTGATTATGAGCATCACTTAATTGTACTGGTGTTATTTCTGCTTGGCTTTCTTTGTTATCGTTAAAAGCTAAAATGAATTTACCAGCGTTGCTAGTTCCAGAAAACTTCTGTGCAATCTTTGTTTCTATTAATTGTCTTTCTTGTTGGTTAGGTGTACCATTATTAAAGTTGATTAACATTGATGGGCTTAAACCATTCATTATGTTGTTCAAATGGTAGTTAGATACTTCTTCTTCAAGTTCTGCATATTGCAAACCACCTTGATAATCTACTGGTGAGTAGTAATAGAAACCACTCTTATATGGTTTGATGTAGTATATCTCAATTTCTTCATTAGACATACCAAAGGCTGGTATTCTTAAAGGTTCATCAGTCTTTTTGATGTTAGCCCAATCATTAAAATAGTAATATGCTCGTACATTACCATCTTCATCACATTTTTCTGCTCTTAATGTTTCAATAGGCATATGTTCTAGTTGAACAATCTTGCTTCTATCCTTTGAGTAGATAACTTGTATAGCAGCTTGTCCCATAAGTTTAAGATCATAACAAGCCCTACGTACAACATCTTTTCTAAACAAAGAAATCATCTGTGCATACTCATTAGGTTTTTTGTTGCTATCTGTTGCATTTAAACCTTTACCATAAATAGCTTGTGATATACCATTTATAGCAGCATTGTTTGTAGGTGAACCATTATACCTATCGATAAGGAATTGAAAATAGTTATTATCAGCACCGTATTCAATCCAATCAGCACCATTAACTTCTTTAACCTCTGGTGATGTGTATGTACTTAAATTTACAAAGCCAAACTCTGATACTTTTGTTTTGCTAAATTGTCCTTTTTCGTTTCTTTTTCTCATATTACAATATAGTCATTATTGAAACCATCGTATTCTGTATATTGGTCTTTATTTACTTTATAGAAATAATTGTTATCTGCATCAATTTCTGCTTTTTGTGCAGTACAGAAAATCCTATCCTTATATATTACATTTGTTTTTGCTACATCTGAATATATTGTTAAATCATAAAAATGCCCTTCAACTAAATTTGAATAGGTATCATTATATACATTGTAGGTATCATTTACAATTTCAATATTACCAACACCAGCAACTCTAGGTACTAATGTATAATCAACAGTTACATTTGTGCTATCATCTCTAATAGTCATATATGCACTTGATACATAATCTCTAGGTATTATAGTAAATTGATTTGTGGCAGTTGTGTTAAATAATATCATTACTTATATAACGTATAAAAAATAGTAATTTGTAAAAACAAAAAAAAAGCACCCTATAAAGGATGCTTTCAATTTAAAATAAATATTAATTATGCAGTTGGGTCTACTTGTGCTGCATCTCCAGTTACTGCTGCTGCAAGAAAGTAAGGTGCAGTTTCTTCCATACCCTCAAAGGTAAGTGTAAACCCACTTAAATCACCCGCTGCTGCTCCAGTTACTACTGTTCCACCAGTACACTCCATCCCATTTTCAAACCCACATAAGAAACTATTTCCATAGTAATCTTCTACTACTACATATGGTCTTGCTACTGCAAGTGTTTGTAGTTCTTGTTGCGTTAAAGCATCTAAATAAGTAAGTGTAAGGTTTAAAGTTTGAGTGTAAAATGTCGTTCCATTTTCTCGGCTACTTGTTACAGTAGTTTCTAAAGATGAATTTCCTTTTACATCATATTCATACCAAGTTGGTGTTCCCGTAAACGTTGCTTCACCAGTTGGTGCATCTACTGTAATTGCAGTAAGGTCACCATAATCAGCAAAGTAAACTTTTTTAATGCCACCAAAAGCACTTTTGCAAGGTAGTTTTCTACCCGTTGTTAATGTACAAGCCATTGTTTTTATGTTTTAAAAAAAAAGGGTGAGCAGATTACCTACCCACCCCTTTTTATTGATTAATTAATTAATTATGCGTACTCTACTAAATCAGATGCAATTCCGAATTGTACTGCACTTGTAAAACGCATTATCATTCGTACATTGTTTGATCCGTCAAGGTCAGCCATATCCAATACTTTTACTTCTTGTGCTGAATTTAGTAACCCAGTACCAAAGTATAAGTTAGAACGTTGTGCTGCATACATTTTGTTGTCAGACATTCCCGGGCATACAAATATTTTAACACCGTTTACCGTTAGGCTTCCGTTGTTCCACCATTGTGTTCCCATATTTGCTACACCATTCGCTCCTAAACCATTTGCTCCAAAACCACCTAGTGCTTGTACATATAGTTTAGCTGCTTTAGTTCCGATGTATAAGAATAAATCTTCTTTTCCATATAGTGCTGCTGGTATTGCATCAACTACTTTAGAAAGTTCATCAATAATGTTTGCAGATGTTAGTGCTACACCAGTTACTTGTTGTGCTGCTGGAATATCTCCCGCAGTTGCTGCTGCTGCAATTAGTTTTTCAAACCCATCAAAAGAGTTGTTTGTTCCCGCTGCCGTATCACCTTGCCAGATACAAAATTCTGTGTTCTGTGCAACTTCTGATGCAACGTGAGCAATCATAAAGTCAGAAAACTTTGGTGGTAAAGATTGTCCTAAACCATAACCCATAGATTGCGCCTCCCAATCGTTCACGAAATCATACTTACAAAGTTGTAGGTTTACTTGTAGTTCTACTGGCTCAATAATTCTTTCAGTTAGTGTAACTGTAGATGTTGGATCAAAGTCACAAGATGCAGATGCTACTAAAGCATTTGTAGCTAACTTCTTGATTACTTCTTTAAAAGCGATGTTTGCCTTTACTGTTAATCCACCATCATCAATAGTTGATGCAGATAATAAAGCCGCTGCGATATACTCACCAGCAAATTCTCCAGCATACGATGTAGTTATGTTAGTGGTTGTCGCTAAATTTACGTTTCTTCTTTTCATTTTATTTATTTAATTTGTTTAATACTCTATCTAGTGTTGTGTTGAATTGTCCTTTAGCAAATTGCATTTGTTTTTTCTGTGGTGCTTTTGCTTCTGGGTTGTGTTTGATTGGTTTTCTAGCTGCTGAAAGTTCTTCTTTCTTTTCTTCTTCTTTCACATCCATATCTGAAAATTTCTTTTTCAGCATTTCAATTTCTTCTTTTACTTCTTCAATAACTGGTGCAATAACCTCAACTACTGCTTCAATAATTGCTTCAACTTCTTGTACTACTTCTTCTGGTACTTCAGTTTCAATTACTTCTTCAAGATCTTCTGTTTCTTTAGCTGGTACTTCATCAGATACTTCTCTGACATCTGCTATCATACCTTCTTCAGATACTACAACTAATCTACCATCTTCAAGGATATACTCCCCTACTGGCATTGCTACTTTCTCATCATCTGTGACAATAAAGATTTCACTTCCTTTTTCAAATGTTTCAGCACTTACTACAGTACCGTTTTCCAACTTCATTTCTTCAAGTCTTACCTCGATGTTAAGAAGTGTTCTAATTTGATTTAACATTTTTGTTTTTTCCATACTATTTATATAACGATTATTAATTTACTTTTTGCATTTTCAGTCTGTTCTTGTTATTACACCAATACCTTGTGCTTGCATAGAACCATCACAACATTCTATTGAATACTTGTTGGTATCCCAACATAAACAAGCACGACCACCCCCAGTAGGTGATGTTCTACTAGGTATAAAAGTTTTATTTTTGTTGTTTCTTTGCATTTATATATCAAAGTCAAGTGTATGAGTAGTCATATAACCACTCATAGATTGTGCATCAATAAGAAAGTTTTTGGCATCATTAAAACCTCTAATTTCTTGTTCATCAATACCAAGTTCATCTGCAGCAGCACTTGCTTTATCCATAAGTTCTTGTACATAATCAATGTGTCTGCCTAAATCTTCATAGGTAATTTTTGCGTAATCATTATAATACCTTACATCATCGGTTACATTATTTAAAATGTTATTTACTTTTATTGCTATGTCTACTACTTTTTGAGCAGTTTCTAAAGTTCCAGATGTAAATGTTGATACTGCATCTTCTAAATCATCAGCTACACCTAGTGCTACTTTATGTGCTTTAAGGTTTACTTTTTGGTTTGGTAGTTTGCTATAAACTTTTTCTAATCTACTTTTCATTTTATATTTGGTTTTATTTATTTGTTTTTAATTAAATAACATTTTAAGATATGAATTATATTCATTAATATCATCTCTTGCGCCTTGTTCAAACATCTGCAATCTTTCTAAATTATTTATAGCTTCATTAATTGCATCCGGTATAGGTATTTGCATTCCTAATTCATCAGCAAGTTCGTTAATTCTTTGAGTATCTTTTTGATATTGTTCTTCAAATTTCATTAAAGCATTTGTGAAATTATTTAAACCAGTTATTTCTGGTGACATTCTAGCCATTAATTTTTCAATTTCTCTAACCGGTGTAAAGGCATCATCTATTTCTTCTGCCAATTCATCAAGGTATTTAAATGCTTCGTTTGATAAATTTTCTAATTCATCGCCAACCGCTAGTTCAACCTTATGCTTACCCAAGTTGTGTTTCTTCTGTGGTAGTTTAGAGTATACCTTTTCTATGTTACTTTTCATTTTACTATGTCTTTTATTTGATTTAATAATTGTGCAGCCATTTGTTCTTCTATAGCTTCTTTAGGTGCTTCCATTTTATCTGCAAAGTAACCCTCAATAGAAAAACCTTTTACTTTGTTTGTTTTTACATACTCATTCCAAACATCTTCATTGTTTACTTTAACTGATCCCATCCAAGTACCTACTGGTACATCTAAACCATACAATGCAGTTTTATCTTTGGCTTTATCTTCCACTATCCAGCTTTCAACTAATGTTAAACCATTAAGTGCTTGTGCGTGTTCTAGTGTTGATCTACTTTGGTTTCCATTCTGTAAGAACATTTGAGATGCTTTTACAATAGTATCTTTTGAAAAGAATATGTAATACTCACCCTCTGAACCATTTCGGTAAATAGGCTTGTCTGGTATTAATAAAGCACCCATTAATATCTTTTTTTCTTTGTCTACTTCTGCTAACTTTATCTCTTGGTTCTTTAATGCAACAAAGTCACTTTCAATAGCTGGGCTTTCTACGATAGAAATCGCTTCTACTCCAGCATCCAAATCTTCTTCATCTAAAATAAGTTCTATTATCCTCATAAATATATAACGTGTTTAGTTTTTAATTTTGCATTTATCCAATACTAGCACCCTCAATAATGTTTCTATCCATTTCTTGTGCAGTTGTTACATCATTACTCACAACGTATGCCCTTGCTGGTCTTTGTGTTTGACTACCTATTGCATCTGCTAATTGTGTTTCTCCACTTGCTCCTACTACATTAAATGCTGGGGGTGTAGGTGCTGTAGGCAACGAACCAGTTTGACTTGAACCACTTCCGCCACCACCGGGTACTTGTACAGCAACAATCTTTTTAACAGCAGCAAAACCAGCAACACCCGTTGCAATAGCTTGTGCGATAGCATAACCCGGTACAGCACCACCCGGTGAACCAGCAGCAGTTTTTAATTGTCCAGTTATAGCAGCATAAGTATTTATTAATGAAGATGCAACAGCCAAACCTTTACCAGCAGCAGTTTCTTGACCTATTGTATTTGATAAACTATTTATAGCACCAGCATAACCCTCTAATGATGTTCTTTTAGCTTCTTCTTCTAATTCTGCAATTTTAATAGCTGCATCAGATATTTTCTTGTCATCTGCTAATTGTTTTTCTTTTCTCTTTTTTTCTTCTTCGTCAAGTTTATCTTGCCTTGCTTTATCTTGCTCATCAAATTCTGCTTGTTGTTGATCTTCTGCTGCTTTTTGTGCTGCTTTTAATTCTAATATCTTTATTGAATTTGTACCATAAAATTCTGCTGCTAATGCTATTTGTTGATTATAATCTTCTTTAATTAGCCTTAATTTTTCTGCACGTTCTTCTGCCTCTGTATCTATTAAACCTTTTCTTATTCTTTCAATAGCATCAATTCTAGCCTTTTCAGCTTCTTCAGCTAATTTGGCTGCATTCTCTGATGATTTAATTTTTTCATCTGCTGCCTTTTTCTCTATTTGTAATAATTTTATAGTTAATTGCTCATCCCTTGTTTTTGCATCTGTTACAAGTTTTTGAATTTCAGCTAGTTTTTCAATTTGTTCTGCTGATTTTTCAAAACTTTTTGCTCTAGCTATAGCACCTTGACCAGCAATACCACTTGCATTAGCAACCGCAACCTTTAGCTTATCCCACCAATCTAATTCTAATTGTTGTTGTTGTTCCTTTAGTAATTGAGTTTTATAATTTTCAAGTAATAGTTTGTTTTCTTCTTGTTGTAATAATAATATTTTCTTTTTATCCTCTTTTATTCTTCCAGTACTTTTACCTTGTAGAATAAGTATCTGTTCTTGATTATCTAATGATTTTAGTTGTTCATCATTTAATGCAATATTTTTATTTAGCTGGTCTGCTTGTTCTTCTAAATCTTTATTCACAAAACCTAGTGCTTCACTTATAGCATCCCAATGTTCAACAATTAAACCAATAGCAACAACTGCTGCACCAATACCACTTGATATTAATGCTGTTTTCATAGCCTTACCACTTAACTTTGCAGCCTTACCAACCGCAACCAATTTAGATGCAAGACCACCAGTCATTTGGTCTAACTTACCTAATACTGCACCACCAATTTGTTGCATACCAGATAATTCCTTACTAGCTTTTTTTGTAGTCTTTGCGGTTTTCTTTACTGCATCATCAACCTTATTTACACTAGCAACTGCATCATCTGTTTTAGCAACTAATTGAACCTCTACTACTTTTGCCATTTTAAATCTCTTTTAATTTGATTGTAACCCTCTTTTAAGGTTTCTGCTAATTTATATTTTCCTTGTGCTATCCTTATGTTTTCAGTATCAGCCTCAACAACTTGTAGCAAGTCAATTATATTCTTGATCATAGTATTGTGTTTAGTAATTCAAATTCTGTTTTACCAGTTGTTAGATCTGTTTTCATTGAATTTATCTTGTACCTATCTTGACCTAGTTCTATTAAGTCATTTAGTTGTAAGTTGTAATATACTTTCATTGGTAGGTAAGCTGTTACTTTTGTTAATCTTCTTTTTTCATTAAACACATCTTGAATATAAGTCTTGTATTTAGTTTCAAATAAAGTGTCTGTAAAGCAAGCTGGGTCTCCGACCTCTCTTACTGTATACTCATTATATTCATTTTTAAAATGTATGTTTACTTTACTTGTAGAGCAATCTAGAGCCAAACTATTTGATGGTATAAAATATCTTGTTATATCATCTTCATCTTCTGTTTCTTCATCTCTTATTCTAATTGATGTACCATTGTTTAGGATAGGATAAAACAATAAAGGTTCACCATAATAAGGTTCAAAATTATCATCTACAAAATAACCATATTGAAAAGTAGTTGATGCTCCAGTACCACTTGGGTTTATATCATACAGTCTTTCATATTGCATATGCTCAAATGGCAATTCAACTTTATAGTTTTCTGTTGGTGCATCATATATTCTATTGTTTAATTTATAACTTTCAGAACCCCATCCAGAATTCCAAATCTGTTCAAATTGTTTTGCAAATAAAGTTCCTAATCCTTTATAGCTAAAATTTATTTCTTTAAAAGGTAACGCAACATCTACTTTTGATGTTTTAGTATCTAAATATTTATCTATGTTAATTGGTGTTTGTGAACCCGCTGCATAATAACTATCTAATGTCCTAACTACTATAATTCCTAAATCATTAACAAAAGCAGTTAAGTTAAACATCTTAAACATTCCAGAAAGAAAATCTATGATTTTTATTTTAGGTATCTGTTGTGTGATATTAAATTCAAATACTGCACTTGTAGAAAATGTGGCTGCATTACTAAATGAAACAGTACCATTTAATGTTTGTTGTTCATCATCTCTTTCTTCTACATCTGCTGTCCACTTTATACCATCAGCAGCAAAGCTAACTAATTGTTCTGAACGTATATCTATTGTATATGTTCCATCATCTAATTCTTGGTTTTGATAAAAGTTATATAAACCTACAATACCATTTTCAATAGTAACAGTACCCGTATTAGTTTCTGTAATTCTTACATCATAAGGTAATAAACTTGTTCCAGCAGTTGGGTTAAATAATAAATCAAAATCATAAGCACCATAATCACCAAAAGATGAATTAATAGTAAACTCACCATTACTTACATTTGCAATAGGTGTCATTACATCATAATCGCCAGTTGTTGTTTCTGTCCCTAATTCTGTAACTCTTGTCCAACTTGCATCACCAAAACTAGGTGTTTCTACATTACCTTTTTTTCTGTGTAACCATATAAACAAATCATCAAATTCTTCATTTGTAGTATCATTAAAAAAATCATCTGAAAACACAATATCTGAACCATAACCATTTGCAATAGTATATTTAGTTTCTATTGCACTTATTATAGTTTGTATTCTTAACGCATATTTAAACTGCTTCCAATCAACACCATTTTGTTGTTGCGTACCACTTCCGTGAGGAAATATATTGTTTGTTGTTGCCTCTGGGTCAAACTGTGAGTGTTCACCGCTATTATATATGAGCCTATTTGTATGTGTGATTAAAGGCACAACTATGTTATTATTCCCAGTTGGAAAACCTTGCAGTATATCTCTTATATTTGGATAATCATATACTTGTGAATTATCATCTAATGCACCTAAACTACTTAACAAGTCATCACCTAAAACATCTTTAAGGTTTACCGTATTACCAAAGAAAGTAATGTGATATGTGTGAGCAACATTGTTTTTTAAATCAACACTATTAAGTTTTATTTTACCATTCTTAAAAGGCAAATCATTTAACTCTAATCTTGCATCTGCTTTATTTCTTGCATCAAAACCAAAGTCAATATCAAAATTATAATAGTGCTGAAATATTATATTGTTTTCTTTAGATGCTGGTACTGCAAATGTTTGTGTAAACTCGGTAAACACCTTTGCAATATCCTTTACATTTTGTATTGTTTGTGTAAGTGAAACCGTTTCATCTTTAAATAAATCAACCCTATCAGTACCAATATATAATTGTAATCTACGCATTATCTAATGTTGTTTATATAATCAAAGGCTTCTTCAAACTCCATTGTGTATTCTATTAGTCTATCATTTACGCTTGTTTTAAAAGCTACTGATGAGGTTTTAACTTTAACTGGTATGATTATCCCACTTCCTTTTCTAACAGTCGATAACCAAACGTATTCGCTTAATAACAGTTCTTCAAATTGTTGGTTAGCAAACTCTGGATAATATCCACTACTTAAAGTATGTGTTTGTTTTGCTTGTGTGTTGAATACTTTGTTTGGTGCATTCTGTACATTATATGTAGCACTTGAACCACTTGGATAGGTTATTGTATTTGATTTGTAACCCTCATTAGTTCGTGCTAGGTTTTTAGTTTCTTTTAAAAAGAACCATAAATCTTGTTGCACACCATATTTGTTTATGTAGATAATTTTGTTACCCTCACCATACTTTGTACAATCTATTCTTTTAATGTTACATACAACACCATCAACATTTGTTATACTTGTGTCTGTGCTTGTATAAGGTGTTACCACTAAACTATTTAAAGCAGTTATGCTTGGTAATTTGCCAGCTCTGTTATTAGGTGCAAATATTGTAAAGGTATCTGTATCTTCATTTATAGGAATTAGGTAGGTAGGTTTAGTTCTGCCAAAAGGTATGGTTGGATTTACTTCTTCTTCAAATGTTCCATAGGCTTCAAAACCTCTATCTGTTATTGTAGCTGGTTCATCTATTACAGTACCACCACCATTTATTGCATTATAGCTTTTTAGGTTTGTTTCAATATCAACAGTCTGTGGCACATAACTACTTTGGTAGGTAATCTCTATGTAATCTCTTGCAAGTTCTGCTATATCAAAATTAACTGTTTGAGTTGCTACTAAAGATAAAGGTAAATTCTTTGTTAGTGTATACCTTAATGTACCATCAATAGTAACTGTACAAACAACAGACCTTGCTCCGGCACTTGCTACTATAAATTTAAACTGTGGGTTTCTTAATGCTAATTGTAATGCCATTTTAAAAATCTAGTGTTAGTGTAGCTATAAATAAATATAGTCTTATTGTTGTGTATGTGTACCTTTCATCTTTTGCTATGTACTCCCAACCTAACATAAATCTGTTATGTGGAAAATGAAATGCTATGCCTAATGTCCAATCCATATCTTATTTTTTTGTTCCTAGTATAATTGCGTTTTCTATGTCTAATGAAAATGCATCTGTTAATTGTTTTGGTAACTTTTGTAAACCTAGTTCAAATGGTGTAGTAAAGAATAAGTTTGCTTTTAAACCTTTGTTATAAATTGATCTTGATATTAAATAAGTCATTGTATCATAACTCATAAATTTACCTTTTTTATCTCTCCATTGAAACCTTTTCTTTTCTAACCAACCTTTAATACCCTCTGTTAAACCACCCTTTGGAAAATTACCACTACCATATTGAAATTGTGATAGTGCTGCACTTGTTTCTGGATAGGTTGAGGTTTTACCCCTTACACCTTTATCTACAAAAGTTCCATAATCTTCCATTAGAAAATCTAACAAAAACAGATCTTGGCTTTTTTCATATTTGTAGCTAACTGATTTATATAAATCACCTAAACTTTTTCTTTCATCTACTAGGTTTTTCTTTGCACTATCTACTACATATTCAGCATAAGCATTTAAAACCTCATCTACATTTTTGAAGTCCATTAGCAGATGTATATATCATTGTAAATTAATATAGTCATTGTAGCACTCCATCCAGCAAGTTGGTTTTCAAACCTATCATTAAACGGTGTTAAACTTGGATTGCCATCTAGTTGGTACATATCTGTATGTAATGATCCCATTCTTAACTTCTGTATAAGCTTGTTTAAGACTAGTAGCTGCGTGTTTAGAATATCTTGTTCATTATCGTTACCAGTAAATCTATCTGTTGTTATATCCTTTGATTGGTCTACAATATCACAAGCTAGTATACTTATGTTAAACCTCAACACTTGTTCTTCTGCTGAAACACTATTTACAATCATATGTGCCAAAGGAAATATGTCTTGCTTGTTTAGGTTTACTTTGCTTATGTCACCAATGGAAACTGTATTAGTAAATTCAGTACTTCTTAATTGTTCTTCTATTGTTGAGGTTAATTGATAATATCCTCTTATACCTTGTTGGCTCATTTGAAATTTTGTTTAATTCTTTTGGCTTCTACTTCTGCTTTGTCTTTCATAAAGGATAGCATCATAAAACATTCGTGTACTCCTAGTTTAGTGATATCTTCATATCTTGTAATGTCTCCTTGAGCAAGTCCGTAAATTGAGTTATACCATCCCCATTTGGTTGTGAAGTTAGATACTGCGTCAAGGCTTGTGTTTGATCCTTGTCCAAATAGTTCATCATAGTTTTCGACAAGTCCAGACCTAAATTCCACAAAAAAAAAATTGATGATAATACTGCATCCATAGGCATATCTAAAATTTCTTGATCCTTACCTACTTTATATTCTTCTATTGTGTATTTGTCTTTTATCTTGTTTACTACTGGTCTATATAAAACTGCCATAGCTTTTTCTATATTTTCCCAATCACCAATAAAGGTATCTAAATCTATATACTCACCTAAAGTTAAATCATCTAGTTGTGGATGAAACCCATAGTTAATATTGTTTAGCTTAAAACTTCTAACTAGGTTAGGCTTCTGCTCAAACATTTCTGTAAGTGTACTTACTATTAATTCACTATCATTAAACTTCAACCTCATTACATCTTCAAGGTTTAACTTGCAAAATATTTCAATGATCTTTGCATTTAAAAAACTCTCATCATCTACATTTTTCTGTATTTTTAGAAAGTGCTTATACTGCCTTAAAGTAATTTCACTTAAATCATTTGGTACTGTAATATTGATATTCATACTTATATAACGTTTTTAAAATGGTTTTTTATAGTAAGGTAAATATAATAAAAAAAGGTACACCATTTCTGATGCACCTCTTAAACAAAACTCAACTTAACTAAATCATACTTGCTTCGTGACAAGTGCCACTACACACACCGGGCTTTTCTATATCTGCACCACATTCTGTGCATTCATATTCTTTGTATTCTGGTGGGCTATACCAATCCATAATATTCTGTTTTTAATTTACCATTACGGTAATGTTCTACAATTACACCAGTTGATAAAGGTACTATCTTGTATGGTCTGATGCTTCTTTTAATTAGAAATTTATCTATTATCTTTTTCATATCTATTCTTCTATTTCGTTAAATACTGCGTGTTCTAAACAAGAGCCACATAATTCATCACTTAAATAAGATGCTTCTGCACCACAACAATTACTATACATATGCTTTCTCATTTGTTAGTTCATTGTATTCTTTGATGTATTCTTTTGCATCATCTAAAAAAGTTGGTGCAATATCTTT